TAAATAGCTTTAAAACTGGTTTAGGTGCTTATGGTTATAGTGGTCAATATTCACAGATACCTTCTCCTAGTGATGGTGGTATATTAAAAAGCGAATGGTTTAATATCATAAAACAATTACCTAGAGATGCTAATAATAAATTAGTTAATCTAAAATGGGACTTTTATTTAGATACTGCATACACAAGTAAACAAGAAAATGATGCTACTGCTTTAATGTGTGCTGCATTTCATAATAATGAACTTTATATAAAAGAAGTTAAAGCTGTTAGGTTAGAATTTCCTGAACTTATAAAAGAGATCCAACACTTTGCATCTGTTAATGGTTATTCAAATTCTAGTAGAATATATGTAGAACCTAAAGCAAGTGGTAAAAGTATTGTACAGATGCTTAAAAAGTCTACAGGATTAAATGTAATGGAAGATAAACCACCTACACAAGATAAAGTTAGTAGAGTAGCTGCAGTATCTCCTTTCATAGAATCTAGAAGAGTTAATTTACTTGATGGTAGATATATAAACGACTTTCTAACAGAATTAAAAGCTTTTCCTAATGCTAAACACGATGATATGGTAGATGTTTTAGTAATGGCTATTGATCGAAATATAACAAGAAGAAAAAAAGTTCGTGCTATTGCTTAATTTGTTTTATATTTAAAATCGTGAAAAAAACATTAAAGCATTTTGAAAAGATAATTTTAGAACTAAATAAAGAGGGTAAAAGTTCTTATTATATACAAAAAGCATTACATAGAGATTATGGATTTAAAACATATTCAGGTAATGTTAGAACATTTCTAAGAAAAAGAGGATTAGGAAAATACACTATAGATACTTTTGAAAAAACTTTAGAAAAAAACAACTTTCAAGCACCTGATAATTGGTCGTATGGCTGGTTAAAAGGAAAAGAAGCTAGTGTATTTGTTAAGAATACTAATGGCTTAATTCCTTATGATGAAATGAGAAAGGAGTTTAAGGAAGAAATGAGTAAATATTCTCCTAAATACCCTAAAATAGATAGAGAACCTGTAAAAGATAATCATTTATTAGTAGTTGATATTGCAGATTTACACGTAGGTAAACTTGCTGAAGCTTCTGAAACTGGAGATAAATATAACTCTAAAATAGCAAAAAGAAGAGCAATCAAAGGAGTTGAAGGAATACTAAAAAAAGCTTCAGGATTCGAGATTGAAAAAATACTTTTTATAATTGGTAATGATGTTTTACACGTAGATAATTCTAATAAATCAACTACTACAGGCACACCACAAGATGTAGATGGATCATGGCACAAGAATTATATAATAGCTAGAAATGTTTACATAGAAGTTATTAATATGCTTCTTAAAGTTGCTGATGTTCACATAGTGCATAATCCATCTAATCATGATTTTATAAGTGGTTTTATGTTAGCTGATTCTATTTACTGCTGGTTTAGAAATAGTGAAAATGTTAGTTTTAATGTTACTAATAGCCATAGAAAATATTACAAGTATGGTAAAAACTTAATTAGTTCTAGTCATGGAGATGGCGCAAAGATGGAAGATATGCCTTTATTAATGGCTAATGAAGCTAAACAACAATGGGCTGAAACTGATTATAGATATGTTTACTTACATCATATACATCATAAAGATGTTACTAAATTTAAAAGTGGTAAAGATTATCAAGGTGTAACAGTTGAATATTTAAGAAGTCCTTCAGGTACTGATGCGTGGCACAAGAAAAAATGTTATTGTCATGCACCTAAAGCTATTGAAGCTTTTATACATCATAAAGAGTATGGTCAATGTGCTAGATTAACTCATTTATTTAAATAAAATTTTAATATATTTACGATATGGAAAAGAAAAAAGAAACATCAAAGAAAGCTAAAAAAGTAGTTAAAGCACCTATTAAAAAAAGTTTATCCGAAAAAATGGATTCTTTAGTAATAGAGATGCAGGAAATTATTAAAAATGATAGAAAAAGTTTAAATACTTCTTCATGTGCTAATATTAATAAAGCTATTGCAGATTTAAGTAGAATATCTAAAAACCTTAAGCGCTAATGATAAAAGTAACTATACTTGATAAAGAATATTTTGTAAGGGACAAGTGGGAAGATAACACAATAAACCAATTAAAAAAGCCACAAGAATATATAAGTAATTTGCCTAAGTGGTTAGAAAGCTATATTTATAAAGGTTCTGATTCAGCAGTATCAGATTCAAAGCTTTTAGATTTTTATGTAGATTGGATTGAATTATTTTCTGATATTCCTAGAAACCTTTTAGAAGAAGTTTTAGCTGTAAAAGATGAAGAACACTCTATAATGTTTCTATTTGATGCTGTTTCTAAGTTCTTAGGAGAGCCAACAGAAAAAGATATAGTACCAAGTGATACTATTACATTAAGAGGTACTAAATATACTTTAATAGAATCTGTTAAAACTGCTGGAGGTATTGAAAAACTTTTAGGTGGTGCTACTTATAAACACTTTGCAGAAGCTAATGCTTTAGTACATTTGTTTCAAAATAAGAATTATAGAAAGTGGGAATACATTGCACAAATTACTGCAATACTGTTTAGAATAGATCCTAATGAACAGTATAATGAAGAAATGATAGAAAACAGGACTAAAGAGTTTGGAAAGTTGCCAGTAAGTGAAGCTTACAAAGGTTATTTTTTTTTGTCAAATTCTTTGAACAACTTACAAAAGTCTATTCTAACATCTTTTCAGGAAAGAAAGGAAAACCGATTAACAGTTATTCAGAAACTATTGTTAAAAATGTCTATTATCAAATTAAGGCTTATGAACTTGCTGAAAAAGGTATTTATAATAAACAAGGATTAACACCACTAGAAAGTGTTTATGATACAAATGTATGGCAAGTTTTTCAGTATATAAGTATTGAAACTGCACAAGATACTTTAAAATCAGAGATGCAAGAAATGGCACATAAAGAAGCTAAAAGATCAAGAAAATAAACTAATGGAAAAACTTATAACACTAAAGGAAGAGGATTACAAAAAATTATTAAGTAATCAAAAGAAATTTGATAAATCATTTAAAATATTACATTATAAATTTAATGGGTTTTCATTTTCTGAAATTGAAACAGATAGCGAATTACAACTAACATTAATTAAAAAGAATGAAGAACTTTTATATGAAATTGATATTTTAGAAGCACAACTTAAACTATATAAAAAAGAAGCTGCTAAACTACAAAGAAAAAACAAAGAAAGATTTTTTAATAATTTATTTTTAAGATCATCACAATGAGATACCCAAAAGTATTAGTAAGTTGCCCTACTGCACAAGCTAAAGATTATTGTGTAGATGAATTTATAGAACAAATTAAAACTTTTACATATCCTTTATATGATATTTTCATATTAGATAATTCTCCTAATAAAAACCATGTTAAAAAGTTTTGGAATAACGGAATAAAAGCAATACATGAACCTTTTAACGGTAATTTTAGAACCTTTTCAGGTCGTGAAGAACTTGCTAAACATCAAAATATTATTAGAAACTATTTTCTAAATTCAGATTATGATTATCTTTTAATGATAGAAAGTGATGTATTTACAGGAGAAAGTATAATAGAGAATTTAGTATCATATGCAGATGTATATAATGCTGGAGCAGTAACAGCAACTTATGAAATTAGAAAAGAAGAAGAAGAAGTACTTTGTTTAACCTCAACAGTAGATCAATTAGGAGTAAGAAGTGAAAAACTACTTAGTCGTTCTGTAGGTTATGATGTAATGGGACAAGGTACACTACCTTTAAATCATTTACTTAATGATCCTGAAGCTAATATAACTGCAACTGGAATAGGCTGCACTTTATTTAGTAGAAAAGTTATGGAAAGTGTAGGATTTAGAGTAGATAAAAAACTATCACAAACAGCATATAGTGATACTTACATATTCACAGATATTAAAAATGCTGGTTTTGAGATTTTAATAAATAGTAATTTAATTTGTACACATAAAAAATAAGTGAAATGAGTAGTTTAGCAACAAAAGAAGTATTAGAAAAAGAATTAAAAAGATTTGAAGAAAGAGTTGAATTTCTAGAGGATTATGTAGTAGACCTTTTACAAGATGTTGATAATTTTGAAGCAAGAGATAAAGCATATAAATTATCTATTGAAAAGGAATTTAAAGAGCATTTAATTCAGCAAAGAAAAGAACAAATATCTCAAATAAATAAACAGGATTTATTAAAAGTTGAAGCTATTAAAGAAATACCTGTATTATTAGAAGATTGTAATAAAGTTGTTATACATATTGCAAATGATATTGAAGAACTTAGAAAGTCTAGTAAACTTAAAGGAGAAGCTAAAAAACAGCGTATTGAAGCTATTAAAAATCTTTTATCAACTAAAGAACAAGTTGAAACTATTTTAGAAGCTATTAGTAAAAAATTTAAAGAAGATCCTAAACACTCAGGAATATTAGCAGACTTTAGACAATTAAATGAAATTAAAAAAATAGTTAAGTAGTGAGTTTCTGGGGATTATTATTTGTTTTATGCTTAATTAGAATATTTTGTAAGATAACTTATAACTTCTTAAAAGATATTGACTTATAAACAAAAAAATATAAATAATCAAATTAAGAGTGTTTTTATTCACTCTTTTTTTTATATTAGCAATTAATAGATATTAAAAAATATGGCTACAATAACTAATAAAACTGATGGAATTGAAGTAGTAGATTCACATGGAGATACTTATTTTATCAAGTATGCAAACTGTAAATTAATTAAAAGAGATGTTTTAAATATTTATGACAATTCAGAAAGGAGAACAGGAGCAGCACCAATTAGATTAACTTTTGCTGAAGTTACAAGCCCATCTACAGCAGACTTAGATGCTTTATATACAACAGTTAGAAATTACATAGATTAAATATGGCTACAATTACAAATAAAACAAGTGGTTTAGAAATAGTTTTTGCAGGTGCAACTACATATATTAAACATGGAAATGTTAAATTATTAAAAAGAGGTACTAACCTTAATATATATGATGATTCAGATGCAGATGGAAATCAAAGAGGTCAAGTATTTATTACTATGCCTTTTAATGAAGTTACTAGCCCATCTGAAGCTAACATAGATGCACTTTATAATACTGTTAGAGGTTATATAGATGTTGCTGCTGGTGGTGGTGGTACTGATGCTAATGCAGTTCATGTTAATGTAGGTTCTGAAATTTCAGCAATAACAGAAAAAACAAGTGTAGATAATCAAGATGAATTTATTATAGAAGATAGTGGTGCTTCATTTGATAAAAAGAGTATTAAGAGAAAAAATATTGTAAAACCTATTGTAAATAGTACAACAACTACAACTACATTAACTCCTAATATTGATGAATACGAACAAGAAGATGTAACTGATTTATCTAGTGCTATGACTATTGCAGCACCAACAGGTACACCATCAACAGGAATGAAGTTAATGTTTAGAATAACAGATGATGGTACTAATAGGGCTTTAACATGGAATGTTATTTATAGAGCAATAGGTGTAACAATACCTAGTACAACAACAGCAAATAAAATACTTTATGTTGGTTGTATTTATGATGAAGCTGGTAGTAAATGGGACGTAGTTGCAGTTAAAGAAGAAGCATAGATATATGAGTGATTTATTAAATTTAATTGAATTAAGTTCTAAATGGGCTGAAGATAGAAACCTTATAAAAGGAAGTACACCAAAAGATCAAACTTTAAAACTTATTCAAGAAGTAGGAGAATTATCTGATAACATTTGTAAAGGTAAAAATCCTATTGATGATATAGGAGATTGTTTAGTAGTTTTAAATAATTTAGCCTTACAACATAAATTAACTTTATCTGATTGCTTAGAACATTCTTATAATGATATTAAGGATAGAAAAGGAATAATGAAAGATGGAATATTTATAAAAGAAGAAGCATAAAAAGTAGTAATAACAAGTATTAAAATTTATTTAAAAGTGATAATAATAATTAGCAAAATAGAATTAGAAGCACCTAATAACTTGAAGTATACAGATGTTGGTTATACTACTGATGCTCTTATAGCCAATGAAATTAATGAAGCTTATGATTCTAGTTTAGGTGCTTTTTTAGGAGAAAACAGAACTAAATTAGAATTAGGAGAAGTAAGTATAAGTACTTTTTTTAGTGGTGTTTCTTATGTTAATGAAGCTAGAACTGAAGTAGAAACTACTGATAGCTTAGATATTCCTGAAATAACTAATATAAATCAACTGTAAATGGCTACACCAACTAAAGGAAATACAACTAGTGCTAATCCTACTCCTGGAGCAAATTTTAAAACACAAAGCCATACCCAAAATACAGGTAGTAATAGGCTTATAATTGCTCAATTTACTATGAGTAATTCTAGAAATTATTCAAGTTGTACTTATGGAGGTGTAGCAATGACACAACTATATCAAATTAATAGAAGTGGTTTATCTCAAAGAATGGCTTTTTTCTATTTAGTAGATCCACCAACAGGAAATAATACTTTAAGAGTTAATTTTAGTGGTTCACAGTGGAATCCTATTAGTATGCACATAAGAAGCTTTACAGATTGTGGTGGTATTGGTGCAAGTGCTAGAACAGGTGGACAATCAACACCAAATACACAAAATTTAACAGTAGAAGATGATTCTTTAATTATGATTACTTCATGTTCTATAAATGCTATTTTAACTCAACAAATACCACAAGGTACTAATAGAACTTTTACAACTCACAATACTAATAGACAAGTAGCAACAGGTGCAATTAGTGCTGATGCTGGTCATAGTGCTGGTACTATTTCTTTACGTTCTACTTCTACTTTTGGAAGTTTAACACTAGATAGAACTGAAATAAAAGGATTAGGAGGATCAATAGATACTAGTGGTGGAGATTTTCTCGCAATGTTTTAATATTAAAAACTAAAATAAAAACAAGCCACTATTTATAATTATTCTAAATAACAATTTTTTTAGTATATTTAAGATATGGCAGATTTTAGTGATATTATAGATGAATTTAAAACAGTTGCAGATGCTTTTACTTCTGTTAATTATTTTAAATACAATAAAGTAAGTGATATTAATGGAAGCTTACAGGATAAAGCATATCCTTTAATTTTAGTTAAAAGTTCTCCTAATACTTCACGTGGAAATGTTAATAATTTTGGTTTACCAACTAACAAAAAATATACATTTGATATATTTTGTTATAATATATACAATGCGAAAATACAGAAAATTAAATCTTTACAAGATGCTCAAGCTGAAGTAGATTTATACATAGATCAATATATAGCTAAATTTTTTGAACGTAATATAGATGCTTCTAATGGTTTTTATATAGTAGATAGAGAACAAATAAATGGTTTTTTGGCTCATGATGTTCATAATGATAAATTAGTAGCTGCAAAGTATTCAGTAGTAGTAGGATTAAATAGTTCATGTAATCAAGGTACTTTTAACTTTTAATGGCTCAATATTCTAACATATTAAAGCTAATTATAAGTGAATTACAAGCTGAATTGATAGGTCAAGGTCATGATGCTACAGGAAGTTTAGTTAATTCTTTTGAAGGTTCTGTATTAACTTTACCTAAGTCTATAGTTATTCAAGTTTTAATGAATGATTATGGAATATATGTAAATGAAGGAAGGAGAGCAGGAGCAAAAAAAGTACCTATACAAGTTCTTATGAATTGGATAGAACAAAAAGCAATAGCTTCAGGAAATAAAGAAGTAAAAAATGTTGCTTTTGCTATTCAACAAAAGATATTTCAAGAAGGAAGTCCAACTAAAGGAAGTTTTAAATTTAGTACTAATGGAAGAAGA